GTCTCCAACTCCAACTCCAACTCCGACGCCGTCTCCGACACCAACTCCAACACCGACGCCGTCTCCGACTCCAGTACACAAACCCAGAATAAAACAAGAAGATGACAATGTCTTATCAACTCCAATGTACGACACAGATGACCCATCATTGAAAGGTCCTTATTATGTTCCTTGGAAAAAAACAACTATGGAGTTATACAACAAGTTAAAAAAAGATGAGAATGAGTCTATTTACGCAGATACTCGGTACAAGTCCCGTGGTGGGTACATTGAAGGTAGTACCATTGGGAACGTTCCACTAAAAGACGAAACTGATGACACTAAAAACAAATCAGACTCGGATGATAATAAAAATAAAACTGACTAAAAATATAATTTAGTTGACAAATATATATTTATCTGCGATATTTTAACGGATGATTAATATTCTAAGTCCTTTATTGATAAGTTGTAGTGTGTTTACATTATTATCGATTGTGTTTGTATATATAATATATAACTTATATAGAAAAAATACAATATACGAAAATTGGACCGAGCAGATGTATGAAAAACTCACCAAACTCCAATCCGACATAAAACAAATAGACGATAAGCAAATATTTGAGTCGGATGACGAAGTGGGGGTAGTGTTCAAAGAGTTGGTTGAAACTATACAAGAATTTGATCATGATATAAAAATAAATAAAAAGGAATCGTGAAGTGGATAAAACAGGTAATAAACCAAAAAAACGAAGAAAAAAATCTAAAATATATTTCGGAAAAGATGCCGAAAACGCAATTATTAAATATAATCAAACTGAATGCGAGGTTGAGCGGAACAAAATTTACAACGAGGGTATCTCGTATCCATTTGATAAGCTTGCAGAAAATATATTAAATACATTTAAATTTTCATATTTTCAATGCAGTCACATTGAAGTTCAACAAGAGGTAGTCAGTAATCTTGTCAGTAATATCCACAAATATAAACCTGATAACGGAAAGGCCTTTTCATATTTTAGTATAATTGCTAAAAACTTTTTAATATTGTATAATAATGGAAATTATCGAAAATTTAAAAAGCACGTAAGTGTTGATGACGATGAATCCACGAATGTTGATCTGGAGTTAAGTTCTATACCAACAAACCCAACCAGTAAAAAAGAATTATCTGAGTTTTTTGGACTAATGATAGAATACTGGGATGTAAACATTAAAAAGGTTTTTAAAAAACAAAACGAATTATCAATAGCATATGCGGTTCTTGAGATATTTAGAAACTCAGATAGAATTGAGAATTTTAATAAAAAAGCATTGTATCTTTATATTAGAGAAATGACAAACTGCAAAACGCAGAATATTACAAAAGTTGTTAATAAAATGAAGGATATGCAAAAACGAATTCAGATAGAATACAACGAAACGGGTACTGTAAAAAACGATTATTAGTAAATAATATAAAAAATATGTATATTCATATTTATATTTATGGATACTGATAAAGAAATTTTTGATGGAAAAACATTTTCGTCTCTTGCTAAAGACATTTATTTTAACTCAACCCGTAAGTCTGCTCAAATTGATCAATTGATCAAGGATTTGCGTACAATGGTAAAGGATGCGGGTAGTGCCACTGTAATTGCTCCTATGATTAAAGATTATATTGATGTATCTGTTAAAAACGATGATCAACTTATAAAGTTGTCGGCCGTTTTACAAAGGTTTTTAAGTGGTTCATCATCCTCTGATGATGCGGGTGGTGGTGGTGGTGGGTTAACCGACATGGAAAAAGAGCAACTACTACAAAGTGTTAAAAAAGAAGTAGAAGAGATAAGCAAAACTGATGATACAATAGAAAAAGACTTTAAGAAGATTAAACACGAATCGGACTCCGTATAATGGCACATACACAAGTACATCTTAAATCAAAAACACAAAACCTTGACAAAAGAGAACTATCAACTGTACGAGGGAACGAGTTATCAGGAACAGATTCTTCGTTTTTTTACGAACTAGAGGCTGCGATAGTAATAGATGTTATTCGTGACGAAACCCATCCTATATTTTCTTCGTCAAACCCAGAAGTACCAACAGTAGAACGATCAACCTGGCCTGATACATACAACGATCCCAATATCCGCGATTATTCTTGGATTGGACGAGTTAGAGTAAGATTGGTAAATAGTCAACAAACAACACCTGTGGATAAACTTGACTGGGTTACTCCACTAGAAACGGGTATATTTGAATACCCACTTGTAAATGAAATTGTTGTGGTTTCAATGTATATGGGTAGGCAATACTACACACGTAGATTAAACTCAAGAAATTTTATTAACAATTGTGCAGACTTTGCACACGAACATAGATATGGAGGTCCTGGTGGAATAAACGCAACCAAAAGTCCTGGATCACTGGACGGAGCTAGAAATAAATCAGACCTATGGCCTGCAACAAACAGATATGCTGATCCTGTCGGTAAGAGTTATCTAGGAAAATATTTCAAAGCAAATAATAAAATAAGACCACTGAGGCACTATGAAGGAGACACGATAATTCAGAGCAGGTTTGGGAGTAGTGTTAGATTTGGGTGCTACGAAAACAACCCATCAGTAGATGTAGGAACACAAAACGGATACGGAGAATCATATGCCGACAATTTGGGAAACCCAATGATTTTAATTAGAAATCGTCAGAAGGTTACAAAAAAAGATGAAAAGTGGTTTCAATATAATATACTTGAAGATGTAAACGAAGATGGCAGTTCAATACAAATCACATCAGGAAGAACTGTATCCAAGTTCGTGCCTACATTAACTCATAAATATGACAATGTTCCGTACAAAAGACGTGGGTGTGTACACAAGACATATAACGGTATGGACGGAATATCCAACAGTAACATAGGAAAACGAAAAGACATAATCGACACAAGTTTTAGAAACTAAAATGAAAACTAAAGACTCAAACTGCAAGGCGTGTGAAGAAAAAAACTCAAATGCCTTACCCAAATCACAAATAGCATCTTTTGCATCTGATAATAATATGACAGGTGCACTAACTGCTTCATTTGGAACTGCGGTTGATGGGGGAACTGCGAGTAAGTTGGGTTCTCATTTTGGGGGAAAATCTTCCAATGATTTGATGAAATTTATAGAGACCCCTGGAAGCAACAAGCAGAAACGAAATATGTCTACTGACCAAAAATCCAAACACCTAATAAACTCGGTGGGTTTGGGTAATTTTGGATTAAACTCAACACTTGAGAAGGGGATAATAAATTCAGTTGGTTCTGCACGTGGTGAGTCATCGTCTTTTCTAAAGGGAAATGAAACCGGAAATTCTTTAATGGCTGCATCTGCATTAGGAATTGACGTTCCGGGTGGGGATATGCTAGGTATAGGTCCCAACGACACACCTATGTTTAAGTTATTCAAACTTGCGGGATTTGGTTTAAAATTATTGTGTGCTGGATTAAAAGGAAAACAACGAGGGGGTCCTGGAGGATACAACTCTGATACAGAGCAGGCACTTGGTTTGATATTATCAATAGGAATAAATTTAGATTTACTTGCAAGACTTAAATCAATATTTGATAAACTTTTAAACCTGAAACCAAATTTCTCCGGATTTGGAATACAAGATTTAAACATCGCAAATAGTTTGTTTAATTTATGTGACTGGGTAGAGAATATGGAATATGGGTCAGATACAATTGACTCGTTGAGAAAAACATTCTCAAACACACTAACAAACAAAGGACTAACGAGTGCAGTTGGAAATAAACTTATATCAGATGGAACATACGACACATACGCTGCAAATGATTTTGGATTTGATCAGCAATTTAAATCAATTGCGGGTGATATAGATATGCTAAAGTGTGATGCTTGTAATTTAGGAAAGACAGACATCACACTATCGCAGGGAAATAAAGATTTAGTAAATCTTGAATTTGACACAAGAACTGGACTCAATAGATCACGTGGATATGAATCCGAAGAACCACTATTCGGTGGAATCGGAAATGATTCTTTGCTTGGTAGTGGTTCTATTGGTGGATCACCACCAAACACAAAGGAATTAACATTAGAAGAAAAAAGAAGAAGGGGTGAAGAGTTTTCACAAGAAGAGCTTGATGCATACGAAGCAACCTTGGATGAAAGGGGAAAGGAAAGAATGAAGACACTGACTCCTGCCGCCAAAAAAGGTTACTTGCAAGGGGGGTTGCGAACACGAAAACAAAATGAAAAAATACAAGCAGACCTCAAACGTGATTTAGAAGCACTTGAAAAAGAAAAATCCGAAAAACTTTTAGTAAACAAGGATGAATTAAAAGAAAACGGTGGGTTGGATAATATAGCAAAATCAATCAGTACAGATAAAGATGAACTCACGGGTGGAATTGGTTTTAAGTCTGACAATAAATCAATAGAATTTGTAAACGACAAACCATTAGATTTAGGTCCACTTGAGTATACAGATGAGCAATACGAAAAGGATATGGAGGAAATCAAAAAACAAATAAATGTTGAAGATTTGAAATATTCACAGAAATCAATTTCAACTCAAGTTGCCGAATCAAATGATAAATTAATAAAACAAGAAAACACACAAACCACCATACCCAATAAACCCAAAAGTGTAAAAGAGCAACTTGGAATAAAATCACAGAAACAAGATAAGCAAATTGAACCCGCAATATCTGATACAGATACACTTACAAAATCACCCATTTCTCCTGGTAATAAAAAGATTAAAGCAAAAACTAAAGATGACCTTGAAGATGAAATAAAAAAAGATGCAACCAGTTCGCACCAAATAGAAGAAAAAAGTTCTTCTGGTATAACTTATGAATCAGAAAACAAGAGTGTGGTTTATGACACATACACAGATGAAAATGGGGATATAAAAGAAGATACATACGAAAAGACCGGAGATGAATCATACAAAAAAACAAAATCTACAACAAAACAAAAGAAACCGGTGGGAGGACCTCCAGCAGAACAGGATGCAGATGAAGTAAAGTCATTCCACACAGGAGAAACAATTAAACGTGAAGAACTAAAGGACACCGTTCTTGAAGATGCAGATATGAACGCAGTTGGGCTACTACATCCGAATGATTTAAAAAACTTAAAGAACACCGAAGAAGTGAAAAAAACACTAGCAGATGCTGAAAAAGTATACGACAAAACATTTGCAAAGGAGATTGAAAAAACAGAAAACTTGGTATTGTCAGAACAAACCGAAGGCATAATTTTTGGAGCACAACTTCCAACTTTAAACGGCAACCAAATAGTAATAAACTCAGAACGAATACTTATATCAGCCAAAACACAAGAGTGTGGAATTTTTTCAAAAAGAAAATTCTTTGTTTCAACTGATGATGAAATTACAATGAATGCAAAACAAAGAATTGTTTTAAAAACTGATATGCACACGTCAATAGAATCACCTACAATTCATTTGGGTGTGTATACAACACGAAACCACCCATCCTTAAAAGGAGATTGCACTGTGTGGTGGTTGCAAGATTTGTGTGATTGGTTGGCGTCACATACACATAACGACCCGTATGTAACAACATCGGTACCCGTTCAACAAGGTTCTCTTGCAGCTTTAAGGGCAAGAGCTCCAACATTATTGAGTGAGCGAATATTTATATCTGGATAGAAAGGTTATACAATGAAAAAAAATGAATTAATAAAACTAATAAGAGGTGCAGTTAAGGCTGAATTAAATGAGTCTTTACCAAAAATGCTATCTGAACTGATAAAGACAGAAACTATACCAAGTATAGTAGATGATCCAGTTGAGATTACAAAACAAATACTTGAAACTGCTCCATCTAAAAAATCACCCACGAAGAGGTATAGCAACAACGAGGCACTAAACAAAGTACTGAATGAAACTGTAGGGGGAATTCCGACAGAAGGACCTCGTGTAGGAAACACGCAGAGCATGACCGACTTAAGTGGAAATGACGTCGATATAGATGCGTTACCTGATCATGTATCAAACGCACTCACTAGAAATTATTCCGATGTAGTAAAACTTGTAGATCAGAAACGAGGAAAACTTAAATGAATAAAGACATTCCACTTGGTATCAAAATACCATATTCACGTGGTAAAGCAGGTTTTTTTGACCAAACATATTCTGACATAGAACGTGCACACACTAACTTAAAAATGCTTTTAATGACGGCAAAGGGAGAACGACCCATGATGCCAACATATGGAAGTGATTTAAGAAGTTTGTTGTTTAATCCGGCAGAAGAAGATTATGATGAACTACTTAAAGAGGCGGTGAGGGATGCCACAGAAAAGTGGATGCCAGAGGTGATTATACTTGAGGTTGATATAACAAGAGACATATCAACCGCACCCAATTCAGCAACAATACAAATTACATTTTCGTTAAGTTCAATTCCTGATTCATACGAAAAATTAGAAATAGAGGTTTCATAAAATGGCTAACGACACATATCAACAGGCATCTGCAAGTAAAAAAGACATTAATTATACGGGTAAAGATTTTAATTCGTTTAGAAAAAATCTGATTGAATATTCAAAATCTTATTTTTCATCTACATATCGTGACTTTAGTGAGAACTCCACGGGAATGATGTTTATAGAACTTGCTAGTTATGTAGGTGATGTGTTGTCTTATTACATAGATCATCAGTTCAAAGAGGGGTTTCTGCAATACTCATCAGAAAGAAAGAATATAATAAGTTTAGCAAATTACCTTGGGTATAAAATAAGAACATCTGTATCTGCTACAACTGAGTTGGAAGTTTTTCAACTCGTTCCCTCAAAGGTGGGGTTAAACGGAAAAATGGAACCAGACCTAAAATATGCACTTAATATCCAAGAGGGTATGGAAGTTGCATCTTCTGACGGAAACTCACCACCCTTTAGAACACTTTCGCAGATAAATTTTAATGAAGACAAAAAAGAGTCTCCAAGAGAGGTTAGTGTATACGAACGTGATTCAATCGGCCAACCTACATTCTACATTCTTAAAAAAAGATGCCTAGCGAGTGCCGGAACTTTAAAATCAAAAACAGTTAGAGTTGGTGAACCAACTGAATTTTTTGAAATTACACTTGCGGATCAAAACGTAATTGAAATACTTTCAGTAGAAGATTCTGCCGGAAATCTGTATTACGAAGTTCCGTATCTTGCTCAGGATACAATACCGATAGAAGAACCGAACGATTACCAGAACAATCCAGTATATTCAAAATATGCTGATTCTGTTCCATATATATTGAAGTTCATAAAGTCATCCAGAAGATTCACTACTATAGTAAATCCTGATAACACCACCACATTAGAATTCGGTGCTGGAAGTGATAAATTTGATGATGAAATCATTATACCGAATCTCAACAACTTAGGAAAAACCATGAACTCTGCTAAAAGCTTAGAAACTGGTATTGACCCAAGTAACTTTTTAAAATCAAATAGTTATGGAAGTTCTCCTTCCAACACCACACTTCTTGTAAAGTATTATGTAGGTGGGGGAGTTTCATCAAACGTTTCCGCAAACACACTTAATACTATTCAAAGTATAAAATTTCAAGAAACAACCGAATATATAGATCAATCAGAGCAAGCATCAATCGACACGGTTAAATCAAGCATACAAGTAAACAACCCACTTCCTGCTACGGGAGGAAAATCTGCTGAAACTGATGAAGAAATAAGACAAAATGGACTTGCTTCATTCTCATCACAACATCGTGCGGTTACACGTGATGATTATGTAATAAGAACATTGTCCATGCCACCCAAGTTTGGGAGTATAGCAAAAGCATATGTATCCAAAGACGGAATTCTTGATACTCGTTCACAAACTAACATCTTTAAAGAAGCTTTCACGGACGAAGCAAAAACAACACCAACTGGAATGAACATTGTTTATGGTGAACTCAACAACCCACTTGCTATCAATCTTTATGTATTGTCTTATGACAAAAACAACCACTTAATAAGACCAAACGAGTTGATATTAAAAAACTTAAAAACTTATCTGAGTAAATACAGAATTTTGACCGATGGTATCAATATCACAAATGCATTTGTGATAAACTTTGGAATAAACTTTGAAATATCAGTATTTGAAAACTTTAACAAAAAAGAAGTTTTAATTAACTGCATCAGTGAACTTACCGATATGTACACAACTGATAAAGTTTCAATTATGCAACCAATTGAAATTGGAGAAATAGAACTCAAACTAACAAAGGTATCCGGAGTTCGGTCTGTGGTTGACGTTGAAATAGTAAATTTAACAACCGAAGATGGAAACTATTCTGAAAACGAATACGATATAAAGGCAGCTACAACGGGAAAAACAATATACCCATCAATGGACCCTTCTATATTTGAAATAAAGTTCCCAAAGAAAGACATAATAGGGAGGATCATATAATGATTAAATTTATATACCCAACACAATCTTGCACATTATATAGTAATTATGATATATTAAACACGGGTGCTGATGAAATATTAGAAGTCGCATCTGACTTTACACCAACTAAAGGTCCTATGGCAGCTCGTTCTCTTTTATTATTTTCTAACGAAGACATCTTGGTAGACTTTAAAACAACAAACAGATATATATTAAACTTAAGGATAGTACAGAGTGTAGAGTTAGAGTCTAATGTAGAACTTGAAGCATATCCGGTTTCTGAAAAGTGGGATGCGGGAAAAGGTAGATTTTCTGATACAGAGTTATTATATCCAGGAGCATCCTGGTTATATAAAAATGAAAATAAAGATACATGGACTACAACCACATCCGTTGAATATGATGCCGGTGGGGGTTCTTGGTATGACAAATTCTATGACAACGAATTGGATGAAGAATCTACATTAGATTTTAAATTCAAGTTCGAAACAGTTGCTTCGGATGTAAAAATTGATATAACCCAACTTGTTTCTTTTTGGAATATGTCGGCTATTGAGAATAACGGAATTATTTTAAAATTTAAAGATGATGTATCAAAAAGATGTGGTAATGTAAAGTTTTTCTCATCAAACACAAATACAATATATCGTCCGTATATTGAAGTTGGTGGGCATGACTATAAATTTGAACCATATATTATTACAACCACCACAAAAAATTCAGAACTTCTATCTGGATCACTAGACTCGGGATCACTAGACTCGGGATCACTAGACTCGGGATCATTAGAAGAATCTACCACAGATAACACTGAACAAACCAAATCACTTGAAAGTGGTGTGATGGAGTTAAAAAACAAAGACCTGCACATTTTTATAGAAAACATAAAAGAATCATACTCACACGATGAAATTGAAAAACTGGTGGTTGGTGTAAGAGAATTAAACCCCAAGAAAAATTTCTCAAATAGAATGCGATACACGGGTCGCAACATTACTTCACTTGATATGTTCTTTTCTGTATTAGATGCTGAGACAGAGGAGATTATTATAGACTTTTCTGAGTTTACAAAAATATCATGCGATACAAATGGCCATTATTTTAATTTTGATTTTAGTTGTTTATCCAGAGGAAGACTCTATAAATTTATTTTAAAATTGGAACACGGGGGTATTAGAAAAAAATACGATAACAAACTAGCATTTATGATAACAAACTAAGATGAACCAACAAAACAACATTCCAGACTATTTAGATAATAAAAACTTTGATCAAACTGAGTTAAGTAATTTACTCACAGGTGCACCAGCAACTGAAAATCTCGACGAAAACGGCAATCAGTTAGTTGACATGAACACCGAAGATTTGAGTAACAATATTTCTGTAGTGAAGCAAAATATCACAGAATTCTCTAACAACAAAATTGAGCAAAATTACGATACATCATTCAGTGAACTTATAAATGAATCGGATTCTAACAATAATCTTATGATAGAAGACGATATAAAACAACTGAGTGAGGATCAATTAAAACGTGAGGGTGTGCTAGAAAACCAACTAGACGAATTATCGAAAGTATTAGAACGAGAATCACAACGCAATATTAAAATACAAGAGGATGCGGAGACTAACTACAAAGCAATGAAATCTGTTATAGTTGAACAGAGAATAAAAAACGGAGAAGGTGTAGATGCGGCTGATTTTTCTGATGCGTTTCCATTTTTACCCAAAAGTGATACTGCGTCTGATGATGAAAATTCGTTCAACCCGTCACCGTTTGCGGCCGAACCCACATAATAAATAACTTAAACTGGTTATGACTGATATTTTACAACACACATTTGCATCTAAGTTTGACATTGATACCAATGTTATTCGATCTAGTAGCTTAACACCCACCGACTTTAATAAAATAAAAGAAAGAGAAGTTTCGGGGGAATTGTTTGGTGTAAACTCAAAAGATGTAATAGAGTTTTCGGCATTTACACAAAACAACGAACTTGTTGGGTGGAAGACCATTCAACAGACACCAAACTACTCAACCCGTGCCGTCTCATACTTAAATTCAGAAGGAGTCCTTGAAAGAAAAAATATATCTTATTTAAAGTCGTTGTATCCAAAAACAAGTGATGGTAATATATTAGTTTCACCGAAGTATGAGTTAAATCAACTCGGACTTAGGCAAGGTGAGTACAAAGTAAGAATTTCATATAGAAATGATATAGTAGGTTCGTTTGAGAATCCATATAAACTACAGATAAAAGAAATATCTGGATCAAGAACGGAAATAAAAGCAGTAACTCAGTCTTTTAAAAATTCAAGAAACCCAAATCAAATTTCTTTCAATTTTGAATACGGGAACTTTTTAAACAAACAAACTATAGTTGCTCATATAATAGAAAAACTCGAAAATATACTCAAAAGCAAAACATTTGTATCTGAACTCGAATCAAAGGAGTTTTCTAAAAAAACATCCGACTATTCAATGTATATAAACAAAGCAAAGAAGGCATTTTCTTTAACCGAGTTACAAATCTTAAAAGAATTAGATTCTATATATACCAATTTAAAAGATGTATATAAAAACTACCTATATGGAAGTTATAATGAAGTATTTTCACAAGACAGATTTTACACAGATTATATAAATTTAGTTGATTACACACTGAACACTTTTTCTCGATTCGTCCAGGAAAATAACACTGACTTAAAACTGTTCTACAAATACATGATGATACAAATGTTTGACGAAGACGAAGTTTCAAGTGTATTTGAAAAAAGGTTTGACACATATCTTTTAAACGGAATGAACTTTGGTAATGGATTGTTCGTTCCATTTTTGAAATACACAAGTTATGTAGACGAATCGTTGTCAACCGACTCAAATGATGTTTTATTAATAAAACTACTAACACCTTTAGACGAATCAATCACAGAAGATGTAAATTTTTATATATCACAAAACCCGTATTCAGATGATATAGTAAAGAGCATTATACTTAGGTCTGCCGTTGAAAAAAGTTCCACAACCTTTAAGTTGAGAGGTCCTGATATATCAACAAAGTTAACCTCAAACGCAACCAAGAAGTTCTCGCTCAGTGACGAAGAAGAATCTAAGTTAATAGAGGACGATGCACAGAGTGCAGAAAACCATTTTAAGACAACCAACACGGAAGTAGAAAATCTCAACATAGATTACTCTGACTTTAAAAACTTTGTTAAGTTTTCTTCTGCACGTGCCCGGTTGGATAATTTTGTTTTAAAACTCACGAATATATCAAAACTTAAATTTAAGATTCAAGAAACAATTAGAAAAATAAATAAATTAAATAGTGATGTATCAAGTGGCTTTTTGACACCAATTGAAGCAACCAGATCAATTGAGATATTAAAAAATGAAGATATCAGAAAGTACAATGAAGGAATTGTTGAAATCTTTAAAACATTTACTCCATATGATAAATTTCTATACTATGACAGTGATAACAATGCATGGCCACGTGAAACATCATTTAATATAAACGGATTCAGTGGAGCAGTTGATGGTGCGAATGGTTTGTACAAACTACACGCATCTAGAAAATACGACCTTGATAAAGTTTTTCTAAATGAAAATAACTATTCCTGGAAAATAATATGGGACTATACAGTTTCAAAGTGGAAGTTATTTCAAGAAGATACTGATATATTCATTTACTCAGGTACATCTAATTTAAACTCGGGATTCACGGCAACTGAGAGAAACAATACTGGATTTGCAAATCAGTCATCTCTGTTTAAACTTAACTTACTCGAAGGAGAGTACACAGAAGGAACTGCAATTTTTCCACCTGAACTAATTCCAACACAGATAATTGACTTTCAGAAAAGTGATGGATTTGCTTGGTATAAAAGTAAAGCAAAGGAGGCAGACTTGCATGATAAATACAACGATGAATCACTTTACAATAGTTTACCTGAGTTTTTGATAAGAACAAACGAAAACGAAGAGTTTACTTTGTTTCTTGGAATGATAGGAGAGCAGTTTGATATTCTTCATGTATACACTGAAAATATGACAGACATGGCAAGTGCTAGGAACTCAATGAAAAAAGGAATCCCAAATCAACTAGTTTGGTTTGTAATGAATTCTTACGGAGTCAGGCTTTCCGGAAGAACATCAGATCAACTTACAATTGGCAAGAAGTTTGAGGAAAATAGAGACAGAGTTTGGCGCAGAGTTTTAAACAACTTACCTTATATTCTAAAAACATCAGGTACCGAAAACTCAATCCGTGCGTTGTTTAAATGCTATGGAATTCCTGATCATTTATTTAAAATACGTGAATATGGAGGAATAAATTACAACACAGATTTAGACGATTCGGATGCTAATTTTAAAATAGATACTCTTGATTATGCACTGCGAATAAATGAGGCAGATCAATATTTGGATATTCCGGTAGACTTTGTAATTGCTGACACAAACGAAACTTCGGTTGAGTTGAAACTTAGTGTGGGTAGGGAGTTCTTTGAAAACACCAATGACACAATAACATTCGAAAACACTAACAGTGCAACACTACCTGCAAACATAGGAACTAGTGTTGGAATTGAAAAGTTAATTAATTCAGATGATGACTATATCATTGGTTCTAATAAACCTAGATTTTATACAAAAGGAAAAAACCAAGACTCGTTTATTCCTGAAATGTGGAAAACCGAAAACTCAGTTATCGCGATATCTTGGAAAAATTTTAGAGAGGGTGTTTCGTTTTCTTACCCAAAAGTAAACGCAGGCACAGAACCTTCATTTGTAACTATATACTCAGACCGAGGAAAATTAGAAGACGGAACATATGATCCACTTTATACTCTAGCAGAAATCGGAGCTCAAGACACACTCAACGGAGAGGTGGTGAGACTGTCATTCAGTTTCTCACAAGATTCCGACACCAACAACGGTGAATTTAGAAATGACGAACACAATCTTGATTTTAGATTTGAAGGAAGTGTTGCCGGAAATCACTACACGATCAGTGAATTAAAGCAAAACGGATATCTTAATAACAGTGGTTACTATTCTATTTTACAATCAAATAAAAACTGGGAATTCGGAATTCACCGAGATAGTACATTCAAAGAAGATTATGGAAAGTTTTATTTAAATTTTTATAATACAGATGGTATTCTTGTGTGTCCAAGTAAACTTTCTAATCCAATATACTTTGATGATGATGTTGAGTATGATATATTAATAACCAGCAAACAATCGAACACCAACACAGATTCTGTTATATCCATGTATGTAAAACGAATGTATGACTCATCTGAAGTGTTTTCAAGTCAAGAAGATTTAATAGTAACTAAGTACACAGCAAATAATATTATACAAACAAAAAATTTATATTTTGGAAACTATAATCAACAGACGAACTTCATAGGAACACTTGATAAACTTAGAATTTACACAACTGCTATATCAGAAAACCGATTTATTGGTCACATAAACAACAATCAAGGTTACGACATTGATAACTATATTGAACTAGAAAGTGTATTGCTTACTAAAATAAACTTTGATCATCCATATTCACTTATATCTGAACAATCTGAGTCACCCATGTCACCGATGGGAGTGGGTACTATAAAAAACTATGCACTTTCGTCAAATAAACAGGATGTAATTGCATATAACTTTACTAATACTACATATCCTTACCACTTCGTGGGAAAAAACAGAAGTGAACTTAGTGATCTTCCTGCAATGGGTGGAAAGTCATTTAACAATAATAAAATACGAATTGAGACGCAAGAGAAAGTGGCAGAACTAAATCCGTACTCCCGTTCTACAAAAAAATCAAAGGATAGACACACAATAGATTCAAACACATTGGGAGTATACTTTAGTCCTACGGATATAACGAATCAAGAAATTATCAGATTTTTCGGTCAGATTAATTTAGGAGAGTTTATAGGAGACCCACACGAAACATATAACTATTGTTACAAAAAACTAGAAGGTCTGAGAAAAATATTTTTTAAACACGGTTTTGGAAAACTTGATATTCAAAAGTACTTTAATTTAATCAAGTCTTACATTGATCCTTCTTTATTTGAAAACTTAGAAAAAATAGTACCTGCGAGAGCAAATTTAATATCTGGATTATTAATTGAACCTTCTCTGCTAGAAAGACATAAAATAATACCACCCCGTATAAAGTCTTCAACTTGGATAGACTTAGAAGAGAACGCAAAATCTGATAAGGAAAAAATAACTGAAATTTTAAATATTGATTTTGATGTGGGTTTATCTGATAAGAACATTGCAACCTTCGGAAATGATCGAACATACATCACAAATAAACAGGAAGACTATAAACTAACACACGACTCGGACATTAAAGTTTTTAAAAACAATTCTGAGTTTACATTTGATTATAACTATTGTGGAAAGTTGGTGGGTGAGGACATAACGGATTCCACACGAGACATATTTACCGTTCATGGAATTACTGAGCAAAAAGGAAAACTTTTTAAGGTCGAAAAAATAAAAGAAAAAAAATCAATAGGAGTTCAGTATACAGGTAAGTTAGTAAATTACGATATATTTTTAAATGACGGAATTCAGATTTCTGGATTTACAGACGGAATGGAAACTGCAAACGGAATATATGAATTTAAATTTAAAGGAAGTTCCGGACTTCCTGTATTTACAAACCAAAGTAGAATGTGGTGGGTCTTTTACTCCTCTCAAAAAGTGAGATGGATTATTGCATCAGACAACACGGTTGATGGTGGAAAATATTTAGCACTAAACCAAGGCAGACAATATGAAAACTATACTTGGATTGGGGGCAATAAAATCGCAGAAAGTAACACAAATACACCAGAGTGGTTTAGTACCGGATTTAACAATTCAATTCAATCAGACAACTTACCACAACGAGACACAGACTATTTTGGTCGTGTTAGCTTTATTTCAAAATATGATAGATTCATTGAGTGTGATGCATATATACACGGTTGGGTTAATGCGGAACTATACGGAGTATATAAAGGTGAGTTAACCGAGAGGGTTTTTTCAGAAGGATCAAGTTTCAAAAACATAAGCAAACCTAACGATAACTACATATTCTCTGGAGATAAAAAATATGTATTTCTAAACGGAACATTTAGAGGTAAGTTACAAAACGGTTGGGTAGGTAGTGACCAGATTCAACAAACCGACTCGGATAAAAATATTAGAGTGGTTGGTTTTTTTGATGGTAAAAAATACGAATCATGTGACAAACCACATTATACATCAGGATTAATAAATTCATTGGTTAGTTTTGACAACCGAGACAAGTTGGTTTTTGATTTTAGAAATTACAACAGCAACCAAGTTAGATTTTCCTCTAAAAATTTTGACAACATAAATCTAGTAAAAATACCAAACTCTTTAGAATATTCAAATGATGTCAACTTCAAGTTTATATCAGACTATACTATACAAAACCAAGGAATTTCTGATGTAGTCGATTTAAGCAGTGGTCAAATTAAAAAGAAACATACACATAAAACAACTGATATATTTTACTCACCCAATGTATATGATATATCCGTTACACACGACATAAAACTAAAAACAAACTCGATCTTAGACATACACTTTTTGGCTCAAGGAATAAATTTTAAAGCAACTGGAAGTGTGGCAATAAAGATTAATGGTTCTAAAGTTAGATTTAATTTTAATAAAAATAAATATAAAAATTGTGATATAATAAGCAGAGGTAACCAATTCCACCCTGGATCAGTATATAACCAATATGGAGAAAAGGTAAAAACGAATACTCGTAATTTAATTAACACTATTAAAGAAAGTGTAAACTATATTTCAAACGAAGAAGTTATAAATAATTTTGAAAATAATATTCTCAATAAAGAAGATTATAGTTTAGTTTATGTGGGTGAGTCACTTGATACTTTTGATTTTATATTTTTAATATCACTCGAATCTAAATCTGAGATAAATACCAATCTAAAATGTGAAAACTTTTTTGAAAATACACTAATTACACGACAAACAAAAGAGACGGTGTTTCAACATACACCTATGCATATAAACAACACACCCCAGTTCGTTAGAGGAGTTGATTTGATTAAAAGTGGTAGGGGATATACGGGTCAAGAAGAGGTCGAGATTTATGGAAACAGACCCCTGAATTGGAAATCATCTTGGCCACAGAAGATAAAGGCATATAAACTATTTAATATAGACACGGCGACAGGAATAATAACAGGAGTAAAACCAGATAACTTTTTAATCACAGGAACAAACTGGATTACAGATTCTACTATAACATTTAATGACACTCCAAAAATAAAGATTGAAAACCCAATCACAGATTCACGATATGCAAACACAGAAAAAGCAGAACTTAGAATTATTACAGGAGAACCAACACCAAGTGTCAGTTCAATTGTTACACTCCAAAACTACGTAGACCTTGAACTCGGTGACACAATCGGAAAATCACTAAATTCTGCAAATGTGTATTTCGAAGGACGTGATTCGGTAAAATACGACACAGGATTGATTCACACCAAAAAAATTAATATACAAACTTCAGAAAAAACATCAAGTAAACGATTAAACGCAACTGAAGTTATAGTTTTTTCTAACGAATCTATTTTAGATTTTGAACTATACTTAGACGCAAAGATAAAAGAAGTAATGCGTTCTGATGTATGTGGAAACGAAACACCCATTTCGTCTGATACATATGAAATTCAAATTACAAATTTCTATGAAGATGACGGTGATATAGATTACGGAATTACATACACCAAGAACAGAGAACCCGTGAATAACTTTTTTGTAATTCTAAATGAAGAAAAAACATCAGAGATAGGTGAATCTATAACGGATGAGCAATATGTAAACAAAATATCTAAGATAAACGATAACAAATACTCTGAGGGATATGTGAGAATAAACGGGTTCACAACCATACAATCTTCCGCAAATGGTATATATAGATTTAGAAATGATATTTCATATTGTGATAAGTTTGGGGCATATAATGTCCCAATTCCTACATATACGAACGAAAACAAAGAGTGGATCATAACCTACGATGAAGAAATTAGAAAATGGAAACTTAGAAATATTAAAAATTTAAATTTCATAGTTTCGAATACAAAATATTTAGAAGATGGGTTTCTCGCAAACAAAAATAATAACCAAGGGTTTTATACGGGAAAAGAAGTATTACCCAACTCTGATAACACGGTTGATCAAAATGGGTTTGTTTACGATGCAACCAAACAAATAATAGGTAATAAGTTTCAAGAAGCAAATGTATCGGTTAGCAACAGATTTAAAGTAGTTCCCAACAAATTATTATTTAAACTTGAGAAAGAAAATTTTAACAATTTTTTAATTTGGAAGATTGCTATTAAATCTAAAACAAATAATAAATTTATTTATGAAATCCCACTTGTTTATATAAACTCTGATTCACAAGATGAATTGTTTTTAGATAAATACAATAGCATAGAAGCTAAGTTAAAATTGCTTAATATAATGCAATATCAAGAAACAAGTGCGTGTAATTTAAATTTTCAAAATGCAATAGTTTGGAAAATAAAATCAACCAACAAGCAGAGTGGTGAATTTTCAAATAAGTCAAAAATCAATACACAGGGTTTGACATACTTAAACGCAACCTGCTTTTCTAAGAATGAAAATCACACCTTGGATGGGAGATATTCGTATGTTTTGGATAAAATAATAAACGAAAATAACTCTGTTGTTGAATTCTCTGAAGTAAATCGTGTGTGGAAAATGAAAACACTATCTAGAGACATTAGTTTGCTTATGAATCATAATTATCCAAGGTGTGGTGTGTATAAAACTACAACAAAAAATATATATGGTATATGTGAATACACAACCGCAGATGACAATGGAAATTTAGCAATTGAACTTAGAAACTTAACGGATGAGTATGAAGATGCAAATGGTGTCTATTATTCATATGGATACCTAGAAACGGGAGAATATCTTTTTAGAAACAATGATTCAAACTGGTTATTTCACACATCGGATGGAGGAGAAACATGGGAACTCAGAAATGATAGACTTCATCCTACATTAAAAATAGAACAATACAGTCAAATTGATCAGGTTGGAGTATATACAAATAAGTCAGAAACTTTGAAATTTTATATAAACTTTGAAATAGATTTTATTTTTGAAAATACACGTGACTTTTTAAATGTAGATATCAACTCTCTTCAATTAAAAAGTGATATAGGTGAGTTACTCGTTTACAACAAAATAGGATACGAAAAAAATATTTCAGATGACATGAAGTTAAATGTTGAAGTTAAGGTTGTAAATGCTGAAAAAATATCAAAATATTGGTCATCAATTCCGTGTAAAAACGAAAGAAGTGTAAGTGATTTTTATATTCACAACAACTTATTTCTTAAATCAAAAAACGAGTTGTATGTGGACGAGGTGGGGTTTGATAAATTTAAACTAATTTTTGGTGTAGAAAACTCAAAAGATATTTTACATACAAGTGTTGAATATGATACTAATTTAAGTCAACACTCACACGACACACCTCATGTTCTTGAAAATTTCTACGACAACAGTTTTAAAACCAATGTTAAATATAAAGTAGGGGACAGAGTATATCACAACGATTTAATGTGGGATTGTACGAAAGATATTCCTGATAATAGAAGTGTGATTCCTGGAGTTGATTTTGATACTGGTAATTATTGGAAAATATTCAGCAATAACTATACTAAATTATGTGTTACTTCAATTATAAACATTAAAAAGAAACAATATAAAGATGTAACTCAAATCAATTATCACGATTTTGAGTTTTCCAATGAGTTTGTTAAAATATTTAAATCACAAAATCAATTTAATTTTGGAATTGATGAAAGTGTAGTGTGCTTTTCTAATAAAAAGTATTTAATAGAAAAAGAATATTTACCATTTGATTTGGCACATATAGGTACTACTAAAAACACAGTTTCACATGGTAAAGTGAGAACGCACACCGAAAATAGTTATAATAGAAATCTTGGTGTTTCAAGTAACAACAACGAAACAACAATTGACACAACAACTGGATACGTTTGTGGAAAGCCACCAATCGTAAGAACATATAAAAAATCAGACACCCGAAAAACAGAGTATGAAAAAGACTCATTTTGGTTTAATCAAGACAAGCAACATATCAGACAAACTGAGCAAACTCTGATTTACGAAAAACCAGAAACTGACCCAATTATATCTTTTAGATTCGAAAACCACGACACATTACAAGATATTACATTGAAAGTTACAAATTTCAATTCAACTGAAACGGAAGACGCAAACGGATTATACAATAAAATTAATCGCTCATATAATAATACTCATGTATTTGAAAACGAGAATGGATACTTTATATACAAAACCGATGAGTGTTGGGTAGTTCAAAAATCAAATAAATTTAATGATTTACAATTTTTAGAAAATGTAGAATATGAATATACTACAAGTGAAACAAAACGAATTGATGGAGATTTAAATGGAAACTTCGGAAGTAGTTCGGGTTTCTCATCACAAACTGGTTTGATAGAAATAATATCAAACAACATAATTGAAAAAACTCCAACTCCTACTCCTGAGCAAACCCCAACACCAACACCAACCCCAACACCCACATCACGTTCAAATGAATCTCCTGAGACACCTGAGGGCATATTAACACCAACTCCCGTGCCGACCATCACACCTACTCCCGAGATTGATGACATTACACCAACACCACAGGAAACTTTTCAAACTGATACTGCGTTTTTATTTGAATACGGTGACTTTGCAATTACAACTAAAAAATATGATTTATCAAAAAACCACCACTTAACCGAATTAGAAATAGCAGAAGACTTAGACGATCAGAGAATAATTATTTCAGGTATTATGTCGTTGGAGGAAATACAAGACCGAGAAGAAATATTATCAGAAATACCCGATGTAGCTAAAAACTTCGGAATGCTTGTTTCAAATTATACCAAGATGATTGATGGACGGATTACATCAGAAAATATAAATCAGTATGGTTGGGATTCTAGTAATACACATACAAACGGCAAATTCAGAGCATTTTATATGTCAAAGAATCAGTTGGGTCTTTTGCACAAATATGACAACCAACACATATTTGCAGATTATGGATATTTCATTAAAAGTTGGATGGGTGCAAGACACATCGCCGTAAAAGTTCTAAATCAGATTGATCCTGTTACTGAATTATCTGCTACGACAGGATTACCCGAGGGTGTGTTATTATCCTGGAAACCATCTTATAGTGCAAGTTACCTAAGAATTGAAGCACAAAATGAAAACACATCCGAGTGGGTAGTTGTTGTTGACAACCTTTCTCAAATACGAGCAACTGGTGGGTATCTTGATACATCACTTGAATTTAACGAAAAAAGAAAATATAGAGTTATATCAATAGGGGTGTCTGGAAAAGAAACAACATCAACAACGACCGTTGGATGGAAGTTGGGGATTCCAGATGCACCGTCATCTCTTAGTGTATCGTATGGAAAATATTCCAATAAAATAGAACTTTCGTGGGACGGAAGTTCTTTAAACTCTCAATTCAACAAATCAGATAGTTTTACAATTCTTAGATCAGAGACGAATGAATTTGATGATTTTTCAACTTATGTTGCAATTGCAAATGATATTAAGGAAACTACATACACAGATACTAATAATTTAAACTCTACTCTGATATATTGGTATGTAGTTGTTGCTAATAATGAAAAAACAAAAATAATGACGGAGAGTGAGTTCAATAAAAAAGAAAACTGGTCGGCCTCTGTTGCGGGTAAATTATCATAAAATACACATGAATACTATACATAAATTATATTCCGAAGATATGGAAAAAGTTGATGCAGTTTTATACAACGGCAAACTTATTAGTGCCGGACAAAACAGAAGTTTCAAAACTGCGGTTGAATTTAACAATGACGCAGATTTAAATGAAACAATTCAATCATTTGCGGACATCAACTGCGATAGTTTTTCAACAACAGAACTATCTCTTTCCTTTTGGATACACCCCAAAAATAATAGCTTTCAAAATTCACCAATATTTGTAAACGAAGACCAAGACAAATTAACAGGTGTTTTTTACAATTGTGGAGAAGAAGGTGAGGGAAATCTAGGAGTATGTTGGAACGAGGACAAAAATAAACAACCCACGAAATTTGATGTAAAAATATCTAACTCTGGATGGGTACACTTTATTATTTTATTTGAAAAAGAAGGTATCGTTAGAGTATTTGGAAACGGGAAGTATCTTTTTAAACACGACATGGGGCGTGATTTAGAAAAAGTAAAATTTTCAAATATGAAACTCGGTGGATTTTCTGGTTGGCTTGATGATTTTAATGTATACCACTATCCCTTAAAATATGGAAAGGTAAACTTGAACCAACTTGCAACGCAGAATGTTTCTTATTTATTTAATACAAGCAGAAAAAACGGGGATTTATCAATTCCAGTTGATATTGATTTTGTAGAAAAGAATGAACCATTTCATTATCTGCAAAACAATAAATTCGTAGAAGCACATGAAAATTACAACTTGCAGAAGCAAAACAATCAAAATTACTTTGACGAAGAATCTATGTATCAAATTGTGGGTGGTGAAAATGATGGAAAACTTACAGAGGCAACTGGTTCATTTAGAACCTTTTTGGGCAAGATATACGATGAATCACCTAAAGAAGATAAATAAAAAATCTTATATATAAATATTTATATGAAATAATTTTAAATTAAATATATATTAGTATGGGTTATCTAAATAATGAAACTATAACCGTTCATGCGGTTCTTACACGAAAGGGTAGGGAGTTACTTGCTTCGGAGAATGGTCTAAATATCACAAGTTTTGCACTTGCTGATGATGAAATAGACTATACACTATACGATTCTAATCATCCAGAGGGATCGCAATACTATGACTCTGCACTTCGTAGCATACCTGTATTTGAACCACTTACTGATGAAACACAATGTTTAAAATATAAACTAGTAACACTTCCACCTGGAACAGAATACATCCCCACCATCAAACTCGGTCAGCAAAATATTATTGTTGATAAGACATATAATGGAGTTATTAATATAACACCCACAACAGAACCCGTATATAACACTTCACTTGGATATACTGCGGTTTTATCAAACAGAAATGTAGGAACACTTACGGGTACTGGACTTGATGTGGAGGCCTCACAAACTGCTTCTATATTTTTAGGAGACACTTCAAGTGAAATGGCAACCACTGAGGTTGGATTTTCTTTTACATTTAAACCAAACAAAAGCATAACAACTGACCAACGAGCAACGTTGACTATAATCGGAAACGAAAGTGGAGGTTCAACTTCAATTCCTGTCGTTGTAACGGTCGTTTCAGCAAGTGAAAATTCAGAACAAGATACACTTAATACATTCCTATGAGCATATACAGAGAAATAGAACAAACTGATAAAGTTTTTGGTCGTGTAAGAAAAGTATCTTCTGGATTATTTTCAACCGGATTTGAGTGTATAGATTTTTATATAGATAATTCTGAAGTTTCTAGCAACATAAGTGGTTGGGTAGAATCAAATCCTGATGAATCTATATCAAGTTCGTATGTAAGTCCAGACTTTGATGACTTTGGAAATGTTACAAACTACAATGCAGATAATGTAATATTTGAAGGAGAGTCCACGGGAACACTTGGTGAGAATAAAAAAAAATGGAACGATGTGTCATTTGGAGATTATTATGTAAATGTATATAACGAACCAACATATATTGATGGAGTCCCCAATGACAACTCCACTTCACAATTTTCTATATCATACGGAAATAAGCACGGATATGGTTCACTAAACTCAGATTTATCTACATCCGTTACAAAAGCAGTTTACAATCAATACAAAAATATATTACTCGGACCAGGTGACTCTAGTTGGACATTTGCGTTAGATTCAAACACCAACTCATTTAAAGATAGAGATTCGATATATGTAATAAATTTTTCATCATCGCAGTTGAAAGAAAAGTTCGATCCTGGTAACCTTGAATTCAGATTAACCATAACACATGACGATATTACCGTAACCGAGACATTTAGAGATGATAGTAGGTTCACAACAAATTCGGTTAAGAATCCGTCAACGGGTAAAGTATATCAGATAGTAACGGGTTCTATTGTTGACGAAATGTCAGATGATAAACGATACGCATCCGGTTCAGGAGAAGGGTCGGGAGAAGGATTTGGGTTTGCATATCCTGATTTGGGTATTATTGTTTTAAATCCGTTTGCATTGTCTTGTCACTTTGGAAGTAAAATAGAAGAAGAACTGATCAGCAGAGGTGAATCAGAGCAAGCCTCTGAAAAAAATAACAAAGGAAGACAACTAAGTTGGTATGGAAAAAGTGATCCGACTGTAATTAATACAAGTGAAGAACTTGGTTCTGCCGATTTACAATATGGAACAGAACGAAATCATCAAAATTTTATGAAGTTATTCAATGCTATTAAATTAGGGGGGTCATTCAAAGCAAGAAGCACCGAGTTCGTACCATCCAAGCATTATTTTATACGAGTAAAAAATACAGACTTTAACTACAGTAATAATCCTTCATTTGTATACGGAGGTAAAGAGGCAACTCAGATTCACGAAGAGGGTTCTGGTCCTAATCGTGACTATTGGATTGGTAGGTTGCGTCATGAAGATTTTATAGATGATCCAAAGTCTTACATTACTACTGTTGGTTTGTATAACGAAAACAACGAGTTGGTTGCGGTTGCAAAGTGCAGTGTTCCGATTTTAAAAAGTTTTGATACAGAAACATTGATAAAAGTAAAACTAGACTTCTAAAGAATACTTGTAAATATTTTAATACAAATATATTTATATATTGTGATAAAAGTATTAAAACTATCAAATAAGTCGGTTACCCGATTTAATACTAATAAAAAGTGGAATTATAGTACACTTGATTCTGGTAGCAATATAATACTAGAACAAGGTGAAGATATTCCATTATTTTCGTCCACAACAAATAAATTATCAACAGAGCAGAATAATTCAGAGTTTAAGTTGAATATGAGGGTTGGTAAAAAGGTGACTGGAACTTTCTTCTCAAAGGACAGTAAGCACTTTAACTCAAAAAACGAACCTTTGAATTACGATGGTTCATATCAACGAGTTGTATATAACAGTGTAAAGCATTTGTTCTATAACGACTACGGAACCGTTGGAGATGTAGAACATGATCAGCATTACAAAAATCCAATGAACATTTTTGGAAGTGAGACTGGAATTTATTCACCACAAAACTTTAATTCAAATACAATTGAAGTGGACAAACGAAGTGAACGTAGGATACTGAAAGATGAAGTTACGGTTCTTGAGATTCCAACTGGTGTGTTTGGTGAGAAGATAAAACCGGGTACATTAAAAATAACGGATCATAGTTCTGAGTATGAATCAATAGAAATTATTGACGATGGAAACACCAACTTAGTTGTGGGATCGGATACTTTTAATAGTATATCTGAACTAAACTTGAATTCATTTTTCAGTTCAATATCCGAAACATCATCTACGGATAGTAAAGTGAATGTTGATTACACCGATTTGTCGTATGGATTTACGGTTGACTCACACGGAGACTTCCTGCTCACAGGTGCTCCCATATTACCATCATCTCCTTCGGAAAACCAAGCAGGTCGTGCGTCTTTACATAAATTCAACCCAACTTCTAAGCAACATGAATTAGTAAAAAACTTTTATTGTCCATTTACACAGAACGGAATTGCACAAGAAAACAGAAATGATAATTGTCAGTTTATAATAACAGAGTTAGATAATGTTATATCAACTGAAGATTTTTTGGTAAATGATAATTTTGGAAAATCTGTTTCAATTAATGAAACGATATGTGCAATAGGTTCTCCTTTATCGCATATAAACGGAAGAAACAACGATCAACCAACCGGTCATGTTTTCATTTATGAAAAGAATAAGGGTGGAAAGGAAAATTGGGGAATTATAAATGTATTTGAAGGAACACCCGACTCTGAGTTTGGAGAGTCCATCTCAATTGATAACGATTTTATAGCAATCGGATCACCCAATTTTGACAATGGAACTGGATGCGTTTATTTATTCAAAAAAACAAAAAGAACAAAAGAACACCCTTGGATCAAGACATCGTCTGTGTATGATTCATATAAGTGGGACGATGTATTATCTAAATACGAAGGAATTCCAAATCAAAATACAAATAAATATTCTAAGTATCTCAAAGAACGTGACAGAATCGTATCCCAAAGAATTTCAAAAACAATCAAAGAACTTAAAAAATTAAGAGAGGTAGGAACTATATCAGATATAGAATACATCCAAAACATCCCAACAAAAGACGATTATAGTGAGGTATTTCCATATAACTATCTATATACAGACAACGATCAAGATTGTGATAATGAATCTATAAATTGGTATAACCAAAAAATATGGAGTAAACATACTCATCCAGCAACCCGTTGTCAGTACTCTGAATCTGAAAAACACTACAAGAAATCTATCTGGCCCGGATATATGACAGATGAAAAAACTGACTTATATCTACCAAATCCTGACCACGAACAAAATAAAGATAACAAATGGGCATATCGTTGGAAGATTCAAAACATTGAAGGTGGTGCAGAGTCCATTCATTTGTTCGGTGACGAAAACGAGTGCGACTCAGAGGAACTATCCATGTTTTCGGATATGAGTTTGAATTCATTTGGAGATGGTAGTGGGTTTCCATTAACAGAATATTCAGAAACACCAAAAGAGTCAATTGGTGATACTACATTTGATTTAGTTGGAACTATAAAGTCACCTGATCTGAGCAGTAAACGGTTCGGTGAGAAGGTTGTCATTAAGGGGAACAAGTTATATGCGTCAACGTATTCAACTAACCTACCCAGGTGTTATATGTTTACAAAAACCACAAACCAACATGGATGCGAGGTGTGGGAATTAAAAAATACAATATCCGAGACAGAACTCGTTGGACATACATCTGAGTCATACATAGATGAAAACGCATTTAAGTCGGCAGAAATAAATCACTACGATACATATTTTGACATTAAAGTCTGTCCAAACATACAAACCGAGACAACTTCAGTGGGAGAACTTGGATATGACAAGTGGATATACAGTTTTGATCAACCTATTCTAAATTCAGAATTTAAAATACAAAGTGGTGTAAGAGTTGATAGGTGCGACTCTATATGTAAAGATTTTAACACATATGAATATTACTCACGATTTAATAAAATAAACTTGAACCAATCTGCACAAATACCTGCTAACTACGGAGAATCTATAAATCTACCAATGTTAGACACATCTGCAAAGTTTTTTAGTAAATCTGAGTTAGCTGATTCGTTTTATCACCCATCCGAAAACTCAACCGGAGTATCTTGGAAAAATGCAAGAGAGAACGTTTCGTTTGCATATACAAATGTTGAACCTGGAACGTTTCCAAATTTCATGACGATATATTCAAATGATGCGAAACAAGATGATGGAACATATGACCCACTTCACACACTGATAGAAATCGGTGCACAAGAAACCCTGAACAACAAGTCCGTCAGACTAATAATAAACAGCGGCACAGGTGACACAGAACACTTTTATGAGTTTTTATATCGTGGGTCAATAGAGGGTACTCATTACACACTAAATGAACTCAAGCAATCATTAGACTTTGAATGCACCCTTCCACCGAACAGAGGGCATTATGAAATAATTTCCAATGAAAATTTCGTAGATTCACTTGGTAATAAATCAAACGCAAAGTTATTCTATAATAAAGAAAGTGATTCCATGTACTCAGAACCGTGGACTTCGGATGATACATTAAGTATCGGGTGGAAAAATTTTAGAGAAAATGTATCGTTTTCATATCCATTGGTTGTCAAAGGAAAGCATACATCTATAATGAAAGTTTATTCAAATAATGCTAAAAACTCAGATGGTTCGTACAATCCTTTAAATATATTAGCAGAAATTCATGCACAAGAGACACTTGACGGTGAAACTGTAAGACTCACATTCAACACAGGATTCACTAATAATGTGGAGTACCATTATGACTTTATATATAGAGGATCAACAATAGGTACTCAGTATACATTAAATGAACTTAAAACATCATTGGATTATAGTTGCACACTACCACCAAATCAGGGTGAATATATTGAAATTATAGAAGACAGATTCACTGACCCACTTGGCAGTAAATTACCTGCACAATTGTTTTCCAAAGGAAAAACTACACCGTCTTACATACAACCTTGGTGTGGTGAAGATGCGATTGGGTTATCGTGGAAAAACTTCAGAGAAAATGTATCTTTTTCATATCCCAATGTCAACCGAGGTAAACTTCCTTCGTTTATGGCAATTTATGCAAATGAAGCAAAACAGGAAGATGGATCATATGACCCACGATACATCTTAGCAGAAATAGGTGCACAAGAAACATTAAACAGAGAAGTCGTGCGACTTACATTTAACACCGGATTTGTTGGTGGTGATGAATATTATTATGAGTTTATGTATCGTGGATCAATTGAAGGAACGCACTATACACTCAACGAGCTCAAGCAATCATTAGA